TACTGGAGCCGCGTATGTAACAGTTATGTAACCTGTTTTGATTTCATCATCGCTTCCAGTAGAATTAGACGAAACTAGTTTAACTGTATATGTTCCCGGAGTGCTATAGGTAGTTGTTGGGTTTTGATCTGTGCTATCAGTAACTCCATCATTGTTAAAGTCCCAAGCCCAACTTGTAGGTGTATTAGTTGATGTATCAGTAAATGTCACTGATAAGGGAACGATACCAGATGTAGGTGTCGCGGTGAAATTAGCCACTGGAGGAGGAATCAAAACAGTTATATAATCTGTTTTGATTTCATCATCACTGCCGCCCGCATTTGATGCGTCTAGTTTAACTGTATATGTTCCCGGAGTGCTATAGGTAGTTGTTGGGTTTTGACTTGTGCTATCAGTGACTCCATCATTGTTAAAGTCCCAAGCCCAACTTGTAGGTGTATTAGTTGATGTATCAGTAAATGTCACTGATAAGGGAACGATACCAGATGTAGGTGTCGCGGTGAAATTAGCCACTGGAGTTGGGCCAAATCCTACTCCACTTCCAAGTTGAAGTGTGTAGTCACTTAGAATACAGTAGACCTCGGGTTTTGCATTAAAGGAAATTGAATAATTCCACTCATCTCCGGGAGAAGGATTCTGAACTGTTATAGTGACCGTAAGTGTTTTCTGGAATTCTTCATAAGAATATCCCGTGCTTTGTGGGACGGGTAGTCCAGCAACAGAATTGTATGTCAGAATATTTTCGTCAAAGTTTTCTATTATAATAGATGCACGATATCTATTTAATGACAATGGAGCAAAATCTGCTTTAGTTAGAGTTGCTGTTATAGTAGGCAATACGCACTGTGGTGGTGATGCGATTTCTCCGTTTACATTTAGTAGTTGTCTTGTAACTGTATTTCCTATAGTAGCCCCGCAAGCATTCGTTGCTGTCAGAACTATCGTCCAAGGAGTTCCGATTGGTTGTGTTGGAGTTCCGAAAATATCTATTACTTTTCCAACAGTGGGCGCGTTATTGACAACATGATTTATTCCTAATGGCAATCCAGTAATCTGAACACTCGTTGCTGGTCGTATTTCCAATTGTTGGAAGAATGGTCTGCCAGTAATAAACGGGTTGAATTGATTAAATTCAAACAATTCTGGTAATGGGCAATCTGGAACAAGAACATTACCAGATATGGTAGCAAGAGTTATTATATTAGTAGGATAGCAAACTCCAGTGTTAGTGTTTCTTGCTTTAATCAAGAAGTTATATGACTGATTTCCGCTGGTCGGTGTTCCAGAAATGTTTATTTTTCCTGATTCCACATCTACAGTGTATTCCACTCCAGAAATACTAAAGTTTTCTACATATATTTCGGTTGCGTTGTATACATTTATCTCATAGAACGCGAATTCATTTAATTCAAATCTTAAATCAACGATGTCAGTTTGATTTATCGTTGGAGCAACGCAATCATTTCTGTCTAATACATTTGCAGTTACCAAAAAATCTTTTTCTGTCGGAATGCCATCAAAACAATCATTGCGAGCATTTATTGCTATATTATACTCTTGAATAGTTGTCGGAGTGCCACTTAAAGATATTATAACTTGATTTAAATTCGAATCTATCTCGATTATTGCAGTTAAACCAGTAGGAAGAGTGAGAGTGTTCACAAACGCAAAAGTAGCATTTTGAATAGTGATAGTTCCAGTATAAGGTATATCTTTTCTCGGAGGTCTTTGTGAGATAAGAGGTCCAACACGTGGTGATGAGCATGGGTCAAAACCAATAGCATCATATTTCAAATCTCTCGCTGCACTGCTTGAGATTCCGGCTGAGCAAGCGTTGATTGCAACAACACGAACTATATTAGTCAATTCAAATCCATTCGACGATTCTATCGCGGTTACAAGTGCGCTATCTAAGTTTGTTGGCAAACCAGATAAAGTAAGAACTACATTATTTTCATCAAATGATTCTACATATGATATACCTGTTGGGAAACCCGACACCTTGGCAGAAGTTGCGTTTTGTATTGTTATTGTTCCGTAATAATCTTGATTTACTCTAAATTCTTTATCACTTAGTGTTCCTATTATTGGGAGCGGACAACGAACACCATCAAGGATAGTAGGTAGAAATAATACATATGAATTCTCGGAATCATCATCGATTGGTTTAACATCAGATGGGTAATCGCCCCATTCTTCTGTATCTACATCATACTGATATGATAGCGTTCTATCAACTACAAATCTATCCAGTGTAAATTGAATATCATTGAGTTTGTATTTCCACTTTGTTTCTATGTTTCTCTTGATGATTTCAGAGTATCCTGGTTTTGTGTAGCAGATTACGAATGCGGGTATAAATCCTATAGTTTCCTTATTGTTTTGAATACTTCTCATCCAAATTGGCAGTATACTATCGTCATTTAAGTTACCAAGTTGCTCTGTTATTTGCTGTTTCATGTTCACTAAACTTGCAGGAAACAAGTTTATTACTTTACCGAATATCTTTTCTATCCAGGCTAACGATTTTGATGTTCCGTCTATGTCATCTACAATTTGACTGTAGACTACTTCGTATATTGAATTTCCATTTTTGTCTTTTGCGATTGCAGTCTTTATTTCACCAAGAATAATGTCTCTTATGTAGTGATTTTTTACTACAGCATCTATGTAATCTGTTGTTAAACTTGACGTAACTCCAAACAAATGATTGTAGATTATTTTGTTTGCTTTTCCAAAATTAGAGTCTGTAAGTCTGTATATGTATTCGTTTGGAAATATCTCGGTGTTTGATATAAAGTCTTTGAACAGATTTTTGTGTTTGTCCAGTGGGAAAGCCTGCATGTAAAGATTATCATACGGCTCAGTATATTTCTGAGCCGTAGTAAGTTTGAACTGCTTCTGTGCAGTTATGTTTGGATAAAGTAAACTTGTTGTCTTTACGGTAAAAAGATATTGTGTTTCAGTATTTTTAGGTAGTTTAGCATTTCCAGACTCAAAAGTCACTCTACCACTTATCTCGCCGGATTGTAATAGCGTCAATTCAGGTGGTAAATTTTCACCCGCTATTGGAACTAATTCGTATTTCATTGCCAAGTTTTGCTCAGTTGATGCTACTATACTTAAACTACTGGCTACTCCGTTTGCTATTTTGCCCAGATCACTGTCTGTGATCCATGTAATCTTGGAATTTATTGATCCCTGAACTCTTAATGTCAATACAAGTGGCGCGCTTGATACGCCATTTTTTGACACGGTTATAGATATCGAGACATCTAATATAGATGTTCCTATGTTAGGAAATACCCCAGTTATCCATCCAGTTGTCGAATCATATGACAGATTTAGGTCAGATAACCCAGTTATGGTGTAAAGAAAAGGCTCATTATCAAAGTCATATCCAATGACTTTGAACATAAAAGAAGAATTTTGTTCATATGTTCCCAAGTTGGTATTGCTTATGTAGTAAGCAGAATACTCAGGAACTTTATCAGATTCAGTGTGATTCAAATTCAATATTGCTGGAACTCTTGAAGAAAAATTGGATAGTGTTTCTTGATTTATTATTGTCATAGAAAATCTGGTAGCAGAGAATTGCTGTCTGTTATTGATTTTCAAAACAAAACTATAGGTTTTTGTTATTGGCTGTGATGCAGCATTTTTTGGCGGGCGAGCATATCCAATTATTTTTCCAGTATCAGTTATCTCTAAACCTTCTGGCAATTCACCATCCACTACTGATATATCCAAATTACTTCCAATGAGAGGATTAGTAATCGGCAAATTGACAGATATCCAAGTGCTGTCATTAAACGCTCCGAGATTTCCTCCAGATGTAAATCTTGGGACAGATTCAGCCACTATTCTGATAGAAAAAGTTCTGTCTTTTACTCCAACAAGTGTAGTTCCGTTAAACTCAGACACACGAATAGTAAATTCGTTGGTGTAAGTTTCTCCAGAAAGAATTGGTGTTCCAGTTAGTAATCCATTGGAGTCAATCGTCATGTATTGCGACGAGGAGATTTTAGGCAATACTCCGTTGTGCAGTGCGTATTTCAGCGTATTGCCATCTTCACTCGGAGTAGCACTAAACTGATATGATATCTGACGATTCTCTAAATAAGAACCAATAGACCCACTACTGGTATTCCAAATTGGCTGACTCATATTAAAGTATTTTCATTGCTAACTCATAGTGGTGAATTCTATCTTGTAATCCATTGGTCCCCCCGTTGATTCGTTTCGTGAGTCCTATAAAATCATTCTTATCACAATAACTATTTAAGTCATTGTTATCCCAGAACCACCCACTACTACTTATTGCTCCTTCTGGAGTCTCCATATATCCAACACACTCGTCTATGGAAATTCCTAATCCAGTTGCAAACTTTGTGTAATTGTGTCTTCCCGTGAGTTGTATTACTCCTCTGCCTCTAAATTTCCATCCATCTCCACTTGATTCTGAACCATTGCTCATTCGATTTGCATATACAAGATTTGCTATCTTCTCTGGTTTTCTCGCGTATTCTCTTGCCAGTTCAATAGTAGGGAAATATTTCTTGAATATGGTCATCAATCCTTCTGCACTATAATTTAGATTTTCAACTACAAAATTAAATCCTCCCGACTCGTGTATTATCTGGGCCAGATAACAGGCTAATCTTTGATTTGTTTTTGATATTTCGTAGTAATCTATCACATCATTCATGGCATCTACATATAAGTCCAAAATAGATTGTTTAGTCTTTGGGCAGAGTTTTTTAAGTATTGCTCCAGTAATCATATTGTATCCTTTATATACTATTTATTGTTAAACAATAAAAAATCCCAGTCGTTAAACTGGGATTGTAAGAACATCTTGTAAGCAGATTACTTGATGCCGGCTAATTTTTTCATCGTTTTGGAAATACTTTCAGAAAGATTTTCTTTAACGATTTCTGCTTTCACCTTTGTGTGTGGAAGAGTAGTCTGATCGCGTTTCTGACCATTTAATCCACCGCTTATTAGTTTTGTCATGTAATCCAATTCAGTCTTGAATGATTCATCTTTACTTGCATTGCCACGACTATTGGCCCATTCATTTAGTTCGGTGCTGCACTGATGACCTTCTGTCATCGCACATCCGCATTCATTGCAAGATTCTTGACTTTCATCTACTTTTTCTTCATCAGATGATTCTTCGTCGTCTTCGTCGTCTTCCTCTTCTTCGTCTGATTCGTATGATGATTGATCTTCAGACTCTGAACCAGATGATTCTTCGTCGTCTTCCTCTTCTTCCTCTTCTTCCTCTTCTTCGTCTGATTCGTCAATTTCATCAGTGCCGAATTTTTGTCCAAAAGCCTTAAAAGATTTTTTGCCAGATTTTTCTGCTTCTTGATCTTTTTGTTTTAGCCATTGTCCTTTGCTGACCTCATCCAATTCTTCTTCGTCATCTGATTCTTCTTCTTTAGATTCTGATTCTTCGTCACCATTTCTTGAAGAAAGCATGCGCTGCAAGAATGAAAAATCAGAATCTCCATTATCATCTGATGATTGAAGTTGACCCATTACTTCATCTGGTGCCATTGGCTCTACCTCGATGGCAGTTCCTTCTGTGCTATCGGCAGCGTTCATTCCAGCACCCATTCCAGCACCCATTCCTATACCAGCATTAGCCAATACTTTCATCAATGACTGAGCGTCTTCATCCGTTGCACTAACGCTAACGCTGTCGCCCATACCGTTTTGTCCGGTAGAAGTAGTGACGGTCATACCCTCATTTAGTAATGCGTGTAATTGACGATCCCATGCTTCCATTTGAGTGTCTTTAACTTTTTTCATTTCTGATTTTTCCTTTTTATTTTTGCCTTCCGCCACATCTTGCTTGCTTTCATACATTGCTTCGTTAGGAAATGGAAACTCTCCGTCTTCCTCACTGACTACATCATTCATAGTTTCGCCGACTGCTTTGCCGACTTGAGCGTCGATGTCATCCATAGCAGAGGCTTCTGGTCCGCCCATTGAACTTCCGATAAAACTTTCTTCTACATCTTTATCAATTGCCATGTCTCTGAGTCTGTCTCTATTATAATCATATTCGTCTTGTCTTCTGTCTGACCATGTTGGATGTTTAGGGTCCATTGGATCATATCCGGTGTCAGAGTCATCATCTGGATCATCTGGAATAAAATCGTCATCTACAGGATTATTGACACTTTCGTTCCAATCTTCGTCCATTTCTTCTTCGCCAAGTAATGGCTTAGTATCCTTCATATAGCAGTCAAGAACATGATTGCGGCAGTTCTCGTGATCTCCATACATAACTTTGTTTGGAATAAATCCATTTTCAAAATAGTAATGTCTTAATGCTTCGTATAAACCTTCATCCAGTGCCCAACCTTCTTGACACATTTTTGTTTCGTATGGGAATCGCTGTTTAATATCTTCGAGTGTGTATCCTTCTGATATTTGTTTCTTTGATTCTGACATTGCTTGCTTACGAATAGTTGCAAAATAAACATCCGCGCCCTTTTCTGGCCCGTATTGTGTTTTCATTGAACTCTTCATATTAGACGTATCGTATTTTCCTTTTAATCTTTCTTCCTTCCTTCTTTCAGAAGAAGACATTTCTCGCTCTTCAAGTTCGGGCTGTTGCTGCATGTTAGTGTTTTGCTTCATTTGATTTTGCCCAATTTGATTTTGTTGTGAGCCCGGAAATTGAACCTCTCCACTTTCTATAGACTGCTTCAACTTATTTATTTCATCTCTTGTTCCAGTTGCTAAGGTTTGATTCCCAAACTTTAGAGTAGAATTTTGTTGTTGTGACATTGGAGAAATAGTTAGTTGATTTTCAGAAATAATATTTCTTTCAACATGTTTGATCCAACCCGACAAATTAGTAGGAATTACGGATTCATTGATGCTTTCGTCTTTCAATTTATGCTTGACACTTGCTTTACCGGGAAGAGTCTTTGGTTTGCTTCCGACAATCCAACTGGCCAATTGATCTGTATCCCACTTTTTGACTTCACCAGTATCACTATCGCTGTCTTTTTTTGGGCGACCACGACCTTTTTTTATCGTCGGCTTGACTTTTTTGCCCGCTTCGTCGTCGTCATTTTTACGACCATATCCACCTGGTTCTGCTTTATGCACTCGACCAGTTTTTGTTTCTTTAGTGTCTTCCGCCACATCTTGCTTTTTGCTTGATTTTTTAGTGACACTTTCGTCTTTCAATTTATGCTTGACGCTTGCTTTACCAGGAAGAGTTTTTGGCTTACTACCAACAATCCATTGTGCAAGTTCATCAGTGCTCCACTTTTTGACTTCACCAGTATCACTATCGCTGTCTTTTTTTGGGCGACCACGGCCTTTTTTTACAGCAGGCTTGACTTTTTTGCCCGCTTCGTCGTCGTCATTTTTACGACCATATCCACCTGGTTCTGCTTTATGCACTCGACCAGTTTTTGTTTCTTTGGTGCCTTCGTTCAAAGCACTAAGACTATTCATTTTTTCAATCAGCGATCTGATACTCATTTTTTATTCCTTAGATTTTGAGGCACCAGTTGGTGGCTTTGGAGTTCTTTTTATAGTAGACATGGGACTCTTATCGTTGCCAGGTGTCGTTCTCATATCTTCTGCCGCTTTTGTTTTTGGAGCAGCAAAAGTCATATCCATTTTGTCTTTTTCATGAGCAGCACGAATTCTACTCATATATTGTTCAGCATATTCTTTATTGGCATCTTTGCCACTATCTTCTAATTCTTCTTTAGTTAGTAAAGGACTTGCCTGATTTGCGTATTGTTCTTCTTCAAAATCGATGCTATCAGCATAATCGGCTTGAACCATTCTGACCAGATTTTCATCATAGTTTAACAAACGTGCAAGTTGTTTGACCATTGGCTCAGTGCAAGGATACTTAAATTCTACATCTATCAAAGTCACTGGTTGATTTTCTACTTTGCTGAAACCCAATGGCTTTTTCTGTATTGGCTTAGATGTTGGAGTTCCTACTTTCACTGGATCAAACTTTTGCAAGTTATGAACAAACATGTCCATCCAATTTTTTGGTGGTTCGCCGCAAACACAAATTTTATATTTGTATGATCGAACAGATTCCATTAAAAAATTCTTAAAACTCTTCATTATAGTATTCCTATACTTTATGTATTATTTATCTTTTTGAGCGTTTTTGGCAGCCTCGGCAAGAAACGATTTTATCAACTCATTTCTATCTACTACTTTAGCACTTCCCTCGGGTGCGATCTGTGACTCTTCTTTTTTAGTGGTTGCAATCTTTCTCTCAAGTTCTGCTTTCTTGAGTTGCAAATCAATCATTTTTAGTTTTTTGTTTATCTTAGCAGTTTTTGCGGTTATTGCATGCCCTAACATACTGCTTGCACTGTTAAAAATTTCTGCACTGAATCTTGAATCCACTTCCATTCCAAGATCCATTAAATTGTTAAACGCACCTTTTGCTAATGCTGCCATCTCGTCCATCTCAGCATCACTTGCTTCTAAATCTTTTACTGTAGGCAGAGCAGATTCTATTTTTTCGATAGTGTTTAGTGTGTCACTCGATATCAACTCTTGAGTAATTATAGGCTCTTCTTTTTCTTGAATTTCAAGATCATCAGACTCTATGTTGAACAGTGCTTCCAATTTTTTAGTCATAGTATAGATATTTATTACTTACGACTTCTTCCATTGTAAAAGATATTATCTTCGGTTACCACTCTAAAAGAAATAGAATTTCTTTTACACCACGCTGATGCGGCGGCCCACTTGGCACTATTTACAATTACGGCAGCACGATCACGAACGCTCATCTTTTCTTCTAACATAGTTTGTTTTTTTGGTTTTATTTCTACCAACTCTGCCTTTTTTTGCCCGAGTTTATCTTGATAGATTATAAAAAAATCTGGAACATAAATGGTTTGTTTTCCAGTGAGTGGATTTCTGTAGGGTATCTGTATTGATTCACTTGCCCATTGCAATATTTTTTCGTTGTTATCGCAGAAGTTCATAAAGGTCAACTCCCAGCCAGAACGATATCTTATCTTTCCTTGTCCTATATACTTCTGTGGATTTTTGGGAGTATAGAAACCCTGTGCAAACCTGGCCATAAGTTATCCTATAGCAGGGTTATCATGAATTATGTTGCGTTGAATTTTTTCGTTTGGAGACAAAATGTTATTTACTCCATATAGCACTGTTTTAGTTTCACTAAAAGTATTGAGATAGTACGCCATAGTAAGAGTAATTTTCATCTTATCTAAACTTTCAAATTCAGACAATAGTTCAAGAACATTTACTTTTGTTTCTGCACTTATTCTAAAAATAATATTGGTAAAAGTTTTTGCAGATGCGTCAGATGTAGTTCGTGCTCTAAAAAAAGAAAACACCAATTCGTAATCATTTGCAGATACATTTATATCTTTGTTGTAAAAATTATTAAACGCTGTTATGGTTTTATCTAAACTCATATTATCCTCTTGGAACTACAGTCACATCTTTATTTACTACTGGAGGAAGAGTTGAGATTGAATTCTTAGCGTTTGCTGTTTGTGATGCAGTCCCAGTAGTGGCGCCGGCAGCAGGAAAATTAAATAATCCACGCTTGTTTATTTCTGCTCCAATGCCTGCCACAATTTCTGCTTTTGCAGCACCTATAACTTGCGAACCATTTTTCCAAGTTCTACTTAAACGACCACCAGTTTGCAGTGCTCGTATTGCTCTTGCAGGATCACCGCTTGCCAAGTCCTCTAATATTCCAAGTCCACTATCAACCAAACCATTCTTGCCCATAATACTTGCATTTGTTCCTTGAGCACTTAGTGGACTTAGTTGGGTGTCGTAATGCACATTTGATCCAAATTGTTCTACGATAGAATCTGGACTTTGCCCATTCATTGCGCCCTCGTAATATTTTACGGTTTCATACTTTATGGTCATAGTGTTTTCCATAGTGTTTCTTGTTTCATAATAATTGTAATTATCATGACTGAAACTTTCTATCATTGGATTTATAATTTCATACAAAGCAAAGTTGTGCTGATTGAAACCATATACTTTTATAGACCTAAAGAAGGGAGTTTTATTTGTGTTATATATTCCCGATCTGTATGCATCGCTGTTATTTACGTCACCTTTTAGCCCCCAAGTAGATTGTTTTCTTATATCCGGATCATAAGTGTTGACCGTGTTTAATTCACTTGCAGCATTTCTTGAGTTTCCAGACATGTAATTAGGCTGTCTTGGATCATAGTAGTAATAGTTAAAGTAAGAATGCCATAGATGTCTTATTTGATTTGCGTTATCGTCGTGAAATACAATTCTTATTGGATCGTAGTTTATCTTTGTTTGAACTAATTTTTTACGATTGTATTGATTCAGTTCTTCCAACTGAATACTAAATTTTGGAAGATCGATACTTTTTACCAGCAGTCCAAGATTAGTTTCTTTTGGAAATATCTTTTCAATCAGATCGCCGGCTACCGCGGATTTGTTTATATCGAAATGAACATGAAATAGCCACTTAAACTTGGGTGCATTTGCAAACCCAGAAGTAACAAAAGTTTTACTGGCGTGTTTATAGTCGCGCAAATAATCGGAGCCGAAGAAACCATCTCCGACTCCTTTTAAGAATTGCTGGAAGATACCAGCCATATTTTAGTCCTTTATGTATTAACCTATACCAGCGGAACCAATTCCACTCACATTTTGACCAATTTGACGGCCAACATTTACACCGATACCTGATGCTACACCTTCGGAATCTGTTGGGGTTTGAACCGCGTTATCAAATCTGATACTCAGAGATACCGTTACTGGCTCATTTGTTCCATAATTCAAATTGTTGTAGTTAGCACTTGCAATGTAGCAACCGTATAATTCCCAAGTTTCAAGAACTCCAGGAGTAAATATACCATTTCCGCCGTCAAGTATCTGACATACTAACTTGAATTTGTAGTTATTTCCGGCTGCTGCACTTGCTTGTTCTTCAAAGTCAAATTGTTTCTGAACTTGTTCTCCAATTAGCTTGGCAATTTGTCCAGAAGCATCGTCTCTTAAATTGACTGTGACGGCTTGCCATGTTGGTTTTCCAGCAAGATAAATTCTACTGTTATAGATTTCTATTGGGATTTCTGGAAATTCAACATTCGGACGAGTAAAGTCAATAACTTGTTTTGTCAATTCTGTAGTGAGTTTGCTTACACCAAAATTCTCAAACAAGATTCTGAATCTATACTGTAATTTTGGCATCAATAAACCCTGAGCGTTAGACCCAGCGTCTGCTCCAGAGCCTGGCGGCACGGTCATTTTTGATATTGAATAAAAACTCATAATTCGTGTTTCCTTTATATTATTTATCATGAGCCGAAATCGCTTTCGGCCCATATTTTATAGTCCGCTTATTTCTCCAGTATTCAATAGACGAACTGGGACATATATGAATTCAACTGCCTTGGCTGGCTCAATCGCAAGATCAATCCACAATTCGTTTCTGTCTATACGAGCGGGGGTATTATTTGTTTCGTCGCAAACAACAACATAATCGTATATACCACGCTTGCTTAGAATATCAGCAAGTAAAGTTTGAACTACTCCACGCGCCTCGTTGCGTGTTATTGTGTCATTCTGTTCAAATATAAATGGACGCAATGCTTTTAGTAATTGATATCTTAGATAGCAAACTAAACGAGCAACGTTGGTTCTATCCATTGCACTTTGACTATCAAAACTATTCTTGTTTCCGTAGTTCAATATTCCAATATTTGTGAAGTAAGATATTGGATTGACGAACGAAGAATATTGAATGTTTCTTAGTTCAACACGATTCTTAATGCTTACAAATTCTCCAGTTTCTGAATCAATGTAACCAATATTCGAGGCGTTATCAACAATTCCTCGTCTTTGTCCCGCTGGGGCAAACCAAGGATAACCAACATTGTCGTTATAAATCATAGTTCTTAAAATCATGTGACTTGCTGGAACTACAACTTCTGCCCCGGTTAGATCGGTCGTCAGACCACTTGGGTAGTAAATTCCCATGTAAGTGTTTCTTGTTACCAATCCATTTTCTCCAGTAGAAGTTGCATTATTAGAATTATTTGCCCAAACAAATAGTTCGTTTGAATCGGCCTTTAATCTTAGTGGAGTGTCGCCAACAATGTAAGATATTTGTCCACGATCATTGTTTAACACAACCATATCTGGTTGTAGTTCTGGATATCCAGGAGCAGCAATCAAGTTAAAGAATGTATCTTCTTCTCGAATTTGAGTGTTAGTATTGACTGCTGCCTTCATTGCTTTAACAACCATTGCTCGTTGTGCCTTACGTCCCATGTAAGGAGAGCCATCTGCTTTAAGACCACTAACGGTTACCCAAGTGTTCTTTTGTGCTGGCAGTGTTTCTCCTGGATAATTGATGCCACTGAAATAATTTACACGATACTCTTTGATATTGTATCCGCTTCTACGAGTGTTGAACAACAATGTTCCACGTGGATACAAAGTTGGATCAGGAGTATCCAGATCAACATAGTCGCTTACTAACAAACTCTGAATAGATGGGAAATCTGCAACCACTGGGTCAGTTGATCCGTTTGGTGCCCAACGAGCATCAGCAAAAACGATTCCGTTTTCAGTTGTTTGATCGGTGTTGTCTATTCTTACCCACTGATCAAGATCGTCAACTTTTTGCCAACGATTGATTACTGGATAGTTCTCCAAATCGTTGGTGTCGAGCCACAAATCTCCGTATGACAGTGAAAGACCTCTGCTATTTACAGTTGGCTCTGATGCACTGAGTATTGGACCGTTTTGATCTGTAGAAGGAGTTCCAGATGCTCTTGGCAATCCATTTGAATTGAATGCAACATTTCTGTAACCCCTCCATTGACTTCCGGTGTTTACCATAATGTCTATCTGATTTGCGGAACTAAAATACCACTGAGTTCCGTTAGATGGGTTCACAGTAGGAGGAACATCATTTGGAATAAAGTTGAATGCTTCCCACTTACTCAACTGAATCGCATGCTGTGGAGTTGCATAACCGGACAAAGTTTCTACCTCCAGTATTACGCCATCTTCATCTACCTCTTTGACTATTAATGAATAAGTTCCGGTGCTTGGATTTCCTCCGGCAGTATTTAATACTTGTCCGATTGAATATTCAGAGCCTCCATCTAATATAAAAAATCCGGCATCATATCCACGTGTAACGATTGTGAATGTCGCTTCCCCACTATCTACGGTTACATTATTGTAAGTTAGAGTTTTGTATGGACCCCATTTTGCACCAGAAGTTACTCCAATAGAAAAACCAGCTTGAGTTATTGCTGAGTTGCTTGCACCTTCATCATCGATGGTGATAACTCCGCCATCGACATGAGTAAGAACTATCGCTCCATTTGCGGCTACACTTGCGGTGGTGTATGTAATGTTTGCAGCAGTCCATGCATTTACGAAACCTCTTGCATCAGCAATTGCTGGTGATGCTGGCATAGTGACAAGAAATGGGCCCAATAATTCATTGTTACCACGCTCACTTACATAAACTTTTAAGATGGAATTGGCTGATATTGCAGGATTAGTAATCGATCCAACAAACACAGATGGACCAGTTGCTGTTCTACGGAATAACTGAAACGAATTTACAAAGTTATTTGGATTAGTAGAATGCTGAGCGTATAGTGCGCCAACAGGAATTTCTTGCCCGCCTGTGCTATCGATACGACTGTTCATTACCCAGTCATTGGCATTTACAGAGCATTGAACATTTACATATGAACCAATAGCACTATTGTATTGTCCAAACACGAGATTCATTCCTGCATTTGCAGAATTTGTTTTTACCCACACACTGCCTGTTGGTCGTGGTTGCAAATCTGTTGATCTCCATTGAGGCTGCTGAGCATTTGTTCCGAATACTACTTCTGGTGTGTAGTAAGTACCAGCTAAAACGCCCAATTGAGTCAATACTGTTCCACTTATTGTTTCGATAACTATAGTTTGAGAGTTTTCACTATAGAGTTCTATCTTATCATTGACTATATCAGCAGTAATGTATGGAATATTAGCACTGTTGATTTGCGCTACAAGTGCTTCTAAATTATTGCTTGGGGCGGCCGCGACAACGATTACATTTCCATTTATTTTGAATGAATCGCCTGGTGTTAGCGCGGTTTCGTCTGTATATACATTACTACCTTGAATAGCAGCACGAGTCATACGCCAATCTCTTCCTCCGAGTGTCGCCCAATCATTCGTAGATGTTTTATACCACATTGTATGACGCACTGTAGGAGAATTAAAACTATTAGTAAAGTTGCTGCCATCAGTTACAAAAGATATTGCATAGTCGCCTATGTTTCCAACTGATGCGGCTGGTTGACCCGTGGTGACATTTACCATATCGGCAACTTCGGTTACTATAACAGGAACCTTGTTGATGAACTTTCCAGTTGGCTGGTTGAATTCAAAAATTCCCCATTCACTTCTTGCAATGTCTAACCAGTATGTTCCGTCTAATACTGCCCCAGAAGGACGGCTTGTTCTGCCGACGAGTGACGCTAAATCAATGTCTGCACGAAGCACATAGCAAAGATTGGTAAGACCCAATACGCTGTATGCTGCCAGCATTCCGTATTCGTTTAATTCGTATCCCTGTAGTGGTGTTCCATTAGTTGTCTTATAGAAGAATGGATTTCCAAAGAGAGATGTCAAGTCTCGCTGACTTGTCACGCGATATAATTTGTTAGCATTTGCCGCAATAGTTCCAGAAGCAACGCCAGTTCCAGAAGCATTTGCTTTGTTTTGTGCAGTAGCCATTACTATTAGTGGAACGGTGGCTGGTGCAGCAGGTAAATATTGACTATCATCTGCTATTGTGACTTCTACGCCAGGACTTGTAAGTGCCATGTTATTTTCCTTTATCAAATAATTAGAGTGTTCAGATTAAATATCTTTCTCTATATGATTATTTATCAATAACGATAAAAAAATTCCATATCGGCACTCTTTATAAAGAGTTGCGTATAAATATCTACATGAATAGACCACTATGCACTGTATGCAATAAGAATCTTGCAGCAGCAAACTACTATTACAAAGACGTAAGACACTATCGCAGTCGTTGCGAGAGTTGCATTAGAATAGATAGAAAAAAACAGCCTCCAACTCCAAAGTGGAGCACAGAAGGCTATAAGAAAAAATCCACATGTGACTTATGTGGATTTAAGAGTTCATACAGTAGTCAGATTCTTGTTTATCACATAGATGGAAATCTAAACAACTGCACACTTTCGAATTTACGAAGCATATGTTTGTGCTGCGTAGAAGTAGTCAAAAGAAAGAATGTTATTTGGAAACGCGGTGATCTTTCAGTAGATTCTTGACTGATTCGTATAGATCATCAAGTGTTCCGATGTTCATCAACACATAATCGTAATTAAGTCCTACACTACTATACTCACTTGAGTGAATATTGTAGTTTTTGACAAACTCATCTACACTATTGTTGGAAACATGTTCAATATAAATTGGAACCCAACTTGGTTGCTCACCACGAATAACTCTAATGGTTATTCCACCAATTCGTTTGACTGTGTTTACTTCATTTAAGAATCTGGTGTCACTGATTACTACATCACTATCGGTGTTTAGTAGTTTTCTCTCAAGACTGGCAGTCCATATTTCATCATGAAATGTGTCTCTCATTATTTCGGTTGCGTAGTACTGCATTGCCCAGCGTGGTGTAATCTTACGATTCAATCGTTCAGACCACCACACATCCACCGATTCTCTCCACGCTCTTGATTCGCTTGTATGACCCTCAAGCCATTCTCGATTCCATCCAAATATAACAGCAAGAGAATCTTTTACTGATCCCGCCCAACTTTCTCGAACAAACCCATGTTGTTCTACCAAGTATTTTGCAACCGAGTCCTTTCCAGAATTTATAAAACCGCTAACGCTAATAATCATTCAGATATGATACAAAAATATATCAACTGAGTCAAACTATGATTATCCAATTACCCACGTAAGAGGTTGACTGCCATCGATATATCTCTTAAGGTCTTCAAGCAGGTCTTCCTGCATCTTGGTGCCCTCACTCTTCATAGCACTACCATTCAAACTGGTTCCACCACCAGGACCAACAATTGATCCATATTTTTCACGAGCCTCACCCATGATAATTTTACATTGAGCAGTGACCCAACTGGTAATCCAGTTGCTACTTTGATAGTTTTGCAGCAGTGTAATTTCTGGTTTAAGATTATCGGTCCATAGCAATAGTTGCTCCCCACTGCCCTTGAAGTTTCTAACAAAGTGTATGACTTTAGTAACTGGGTTGAATGTGTAGATAACATATCCACCAAACATACGCGCTGCTAATTCAATGTATCCAGCATAAAAGTCATAAGTGGCCAAACCACCAGCATAGTTGTAGTTCAACAAGTATGTGTTTAGTATAGCACTGCTAAAAGGATCAAAACTACTTGAACTTGGTCCAGTTTCAAGACCAACAGTTCTACGAAACACTTGACGCACATTGATAACTTCATGTGGTAGTGTATAGGTATCTTGATGCGCTTCTACTGTAAGAAGACTATAACTTTCTTCATAGGCATTTTGCGCTCTTTGTCTGTAAGTGGCTATAGCATACTGATACGCAGCCTCATAATGTTCTGGGTCTAATTCCAGATCAATAATGTTTTTTCCTAAACGATATCCAACATTGTCGAATATTTTTTGCTTCATTTCTGCTAAATCAGCCATGTGTTTGCCCTCGCAGATGTATTTATGTTTTTGGCTCTATCGTAATAGAAACAGAAGAAGACTTGCCCGAGTAAATCTGTGGCTCTCCTACAATATATTTGTTTTCGTTACTCTGTATCAATCTTTTTATTATTCTTTGATAGAGTGGCAACATACCACTCTTATCGGTAACAATCAATCTGATTTTTTCACCACTGTCTAACTTATTTTTATACAACTGAATAGCAGTAGTAAGATACTTGGTTGCTTTTGCAGTGTTTGGTTGTGAGCCGATATCTTTTACTCTTGAACCGCTATAGTGTTTTCCTTTAAATATAGTAGTGTGATGTATTTCCCAATACCCATCTGGTTGTTTTACTTCTACGAATACCTGAGATGAATCAGTTCTGCTTGCATAAACATGCAGTTCTTCATCTACATTTCTATCAGATAGCCATTTTTCTAATCTTCGTGTGTATTCATTAGATATCAGTTCGTGTTGAGTATCAAATATTTCCAATATACGCATTTGTATATTTATCAATAAGCAATACTTGTTTTATTCATGCAGCAGAATATGCGAGTAGATATGAATCTACCGCAAAAAAACGATTATGCTCGTCACACGCGACGATGAATTATACAATTACGGTGGAGGATTGACTATGTCTCACCAATCTACATGAGTAGAAAGTATCTATATTCGCTGTTATCGCTGGAACATTATTCATCGAGTAGTTCCAACCAGCCCGCGCCCTCTATCGCTATTACCATGACGCGGCAGACTTTAAGGTGCATTGCTGCACTCACAACCATTACGACACAGAAAACGTTTCTGCCGTGGGCAGACGTTTGAGCATCCTACTCGGGTAGTTCTGTGAAGATGCGTGACCTCGCTTCTACCGTCCAAACCTAATTTGACGGATTATGTGGCATGATTCCGGGCCATGCTAACCCATGTGGTCAGTGATGAGAAAAAAATCGGTCAGTGACCGATTCTGTATTAGAGATCGCCTTCTTGGCGATTCTCGGAGTAAAAAGCATCAAAGCGTCCGCCTGGATATCTTGACTCCAACTTGCTTACATTTTCTAACAAAACGTCATTTGGATCATACCCGAGTGCCCTACAACTGTTGATCCAATACCAACCAATGTCGCCTAATTCGCGTTTCATATGGAATCGATTGTCTTCGTTGTAAGGTTTGCCCTGAAATAACATCTTCTTGACAATTTCGTTAAACTCACCACCTTCACTTGCAAGGCCAATGCCACCTGTCATAAGCAGTGGAACATTGACACCAAGTTCATTCAGTTCACGCACTCGTGCAATAAACACTTCCATGTCGTTACTTGCATCGCTGGTAACTGCTTGAACAAAGTTCTGATATTTGTTTAAATCAATTTTATTTGACATTTATTTTTTCCTCTGTGAATAAATTACTGTTTAATGGTTGTTTCTGTTGTTGTCTTTTCTTACGCCAACCGTCACGAAGTCGCTGACGTTTTTCTAACTCAGCATCTGTTGGACTTATTGAGGTAGGATCAGGCAACGAAATAACCTGTGCAAGTGTTGGAACAAAAGCATCATAGGCATGTTTGTTCAGTTCAAAGCCAATGAAATTGCGTCCATATCGCACTGCTGTTCTGCCAGTAGTCAGACCACCACCAAAACAATCAAGCACGGTGTCACCACGAACACTACTATACATGATGAACTTCATTATGAAGTTCTCACTGAGTTGATTCTTGTTCTTTATCTCGCCTGGTTTATAGTCACGTGGCAATTCTTGCACACTCAAGCGATCATGATAACTGTCTTTTTGATCAGTATACTTCCAATTGCTGTTGAATGTTCTGCGTTGTCTACCACGATTTGGTTTCTGCCAGAACAATACATGATAGTGACTGCTGACATATTTGTTCTTGGTGGACACTCCGAAACTATATCGTGCAATCAAATGATTGACTTCTTGTAGTTGCGTGATGTGTAGTGCGTTGAGTATGTGATGTAAGTTACTATACCCGCTGACAATGTAAATACTGCCACCTGGACGCAACACACGCTCACACTCTGTGATCCAATCACGACTGAATTTGGCATACTCAGCCAATGGAACGTCTACGTATCCAGGAACTACCACGCTTTCGTCACGTGCATAGTGTTTATCTAAAGTGTCGCCCTCGATTCCATAGGGCGGATCAGTGAAAATCAGGTCTACACTGTTATTCTGAACATGCTCTCGCATTCCAGTAACACAGTCACAGTTATAGACCTGATACACCATCAATACGCCTTGAGAATAATCAGGTTCTCGTTAGTGCGGCCTTTGACCTGCGCCTGCACCGCAGTGATATCCTTGAAGAACTTACGAGCGGCAGGCTTGCCAGCACCAATCAACTTCTTGAGTTGGTCGCCAGGCTTACGCAGAGTCTTCATTCCACTTTGTGTAGAGTCAAAACCCATGATAGTGGCACCCTTGACACTCAACGTGCCAACGTGAGAATCAGCCACATAGTAGTGAATCTTGCGCTTGGCAGTATCATACGCCCACACTTCGGTTGCGCCGACAATCTTGCTGGGATGAATGCTGACCAGATCAATCTTTGCAGCATCATCCTTGAATTGCTTTTGATACTTGACCTTGGAAACCAACTTCTCAACCGGCACGACCTTACGCTTGCGAGGCTTGGCAGTGGTCTTCTTGACACTGATATATGAAGCAACGCCAGCAAGCACTGCATCACAGAACTTGATCAGATTGCGAATAGCAACCTTGCCGTATTGCGAGTAACCTTCCTTCAGATCAGCATCCTTGCCATCCTGAACTTCTTCGAATTCAGCACGACGGCGCTTCCACATATCAACAATGATATGAGTATGCTGCGGCAGAATGTTACGCTCAGTCAGAAGACCGACAACATTTACATCCGCCGGCTGAGGATTGCCCTCAAGAAGATACGAGTCAAACAAGCCTTCAATTTCGCCGGCAGCCTCACGTGTCTTGTCACGCATGATTTCCTGCACATTGGGACGATTGGAAACTGGCTTTTCTTCGGGCACTTCAACCGTTTCTTCGATCTTGGAAGAACGCTCAAGCAAAGACTTAAGATGATCACCGATTTTGGCCAATTCCTGTTCAGTCAGAACAAGACCGCGCATACCCATACGAGCGATCCAGCCAAGAGAAATATTGTATTCACGCTCATGAACGCTACGCAGCCGCTTGATTTCACTTGCAGTGACGCCACGAGATTGGGCGAATTCAAGAATGAGTTCCTTGCTTGTCTTCCGATCAAAAAAACGAGAATACCAGTTCAGAGACTGAACCAGAACGACGGTGCGAGTTTCGATAGATGGCTGAACAAGAAACTGAGGCTCGGGACCAACGTACTTAACGTCCGTGTCACGAGGATTCAGTTCGGGAGCGATGACAACATCACCGACGACAGTATTGCGAGATTTGCGAGCCATGTGTATTTCCTACTGAACAGACTATAGTATATCAGGTATTTGAATTATTGTCAAATATTTAGGTCCCGATAACCGACTTTCGCAGAATCAATTCTTGACGAGAAAATGCCTCAACTTCCCAGGGCATTTCAAGATATTCCATATTTTTCTTGTAGGGCTTTCCAACCCACAGAATAGAATTCTTGGTAGTTTTCAGTTGGCCACGAATCATTTGCTTGACATGGACCAGTTCGTGAGCAAGCGTAAGACCGATTTCCTTCATGGTCTGCTTGCCGTTGATCTTGATAAGATAAACAATGCCGTAGTCATATGTGACTCCGGCCTGTTCGCAGTCAGAATCAATTTGCACAACAAGCATTTTTTTGCTTGATGCGATTTTCAGTTGATCAAGCATGCTGGGCATAATTGCCTGAACAAACTCACGCTTTTTTGCGCTTCGCGTCTTGATTTCAATTTCCATACACGTAGTATAGCATTATGCTGATTTATTGTCAAAAAATTGATAAATACATGATGCCTCGTCTATCGCTTTGGAAAACAGAAAAAAGTCATGACTATCGTTTTTTTGACAAAACGATCAGAGAAATGTTTCAGGTCGGCTCTACCGATTTATATATTCACAAATATACAGGAACTAATAATCCTGCAACCGTTATCGACAAATCTCTTCCGAATTACGAAGAAACTACGGTAACCAACATACAAGACTTGCTGTTTTTGGAAAATCGTGACAGAAAGTATGACAAGAACATTTATAGACTTCGCGGTCACTACAATGTTCAGAATTTAGATTTTGATTTAAGCCAATTTGGTTTGTTCTTGTCAAATGACACTATATTTGTCACGATTCACTATAACGACATGATAGATGTAATCGGTCGAAAACTAATGGTAGGAGATGTTTTCGAATTACCACACTTGACAGATTATCATCCATTGGACGAAAAGATTCCAATTGGACTACGCAGATATTATCAAATAACAGATGCTAATTTTGCAAGCGAAGGATTTAGTCCAACCTGGTATCCGCATTTGTGGAGAATTAAATGTGAGCCTCTGGTCAATACACAAGAATTCTCTGATATTCTGAGTCAACCCGTTAGCAAAGACAATTATATGGGCGACTATGACCCAACAAAAACATATCCGGTTGGATATACTATAACTCAAGACGGAAAAATATATACTCCGAAAAAACTCGTGCCTCCTGGAGTTAAACCTCCAGATGCGGAATATTGGGAAGAAGTTCCAAATTCAAGTCTTGCAGATTTGATAAGCACATACAAAAAGAATTTGGAAATAAACGACATCATTAAAGATGAAGCCAAGAGATTGGTTCCAAAACTTGGATACGATAGAAGCCAATTGTATGTTGTTCCAACATACTCGAATGGGGAGCCCGCGTCTCCGACATTTCTTACAATAGATGCTACCCCTCCAATATCAGTTGGAAACATAGAGATATTGTCTACTTCTAATTATCCTACTCCAAGTCCAGTTCTCAGAATATATCGTGAATATCTAAACACCACTGGAATAGGACCTGGATACAGCATAATTCTTGGAACTGCATATTTAGAACCAGATAGAACTGATACTAATAGTGGTCCAGTAGATGGAACATTAGTAGCAACCGCATGTTCTATTGGGTATATGCCGGGACCATTTGGAAGCACGGACGCAACCAATAGTAGTGCAGATCAGTATGCTTCTTTCACTGTTACCGTTGACACGCCCGCAAAATTAAACACGCAGACAATAAAATTACTGAGTGTTCCGGCGGACTTGACTCCAGGACTAAAAATAAAAGCAAGTATTATCAATGCTAATAATCAAGAGATTCAAATATTTCCAGATAACACAGTGATCAATTCAATAAACTCAGCAACAAGACAAATTGTTGTCAGCAATAAAACATTGACTGGAATTCCTTCCGGAACAGCAATTCTTATAGCAAGTAATTTTGATGGGGTAATAACAAGTCAAATGAATTATCACGCGGACAGTGATCCAAGATTCAGATATATCAGAAGAGTGTCTCCGAGAGGGTTTGGGTATATTGCTGGATACAATAGCGGAGACGAAACGGCACCAAACGGAGAACCAGTTCGTGCTGGAACTTCTTTCCCCGCAAACCCAGAAGAGGGTGACTACTATCTAAGAATAGATTATCTTCCGCAAAAATTGTATCGATACGGTGGAACAAGTTGGGTAGAAATTTCAAGAAATGTTAGAACTGCTTCAGATTTATCAATAGACGATGAAAGTCAATTGAGCACCTTTATCAACAACACTTCTACTATTACTACATCAACTGGTCTGACCATACCATCAAGACAAAGTTTGAGTCAAGCACTTAAAATAAAAGCAGACTAATTGCTTATTTGACTCATCGACTATCACACATAAATAGTATATCTCTTTAGGATTTACTATGGCTCAATATTTTATGGACAATCAGATAAAAAGATTTCTGATTCAGTTCGCTCGTATATTTAGTGATTGGTCTGTTTCATATGGATCAGATCAAAATGGAAATTTAATACTGCATAGAGTCCCAATTATGTATGGAGATTCAAGCCGTCAAGCAAGCGCAATTGTTGCCAACAATAGTTCAAATAACTTACCAAGTGCGCCGCTTATTACTTACTATGTAAGTGGAATTGAATACGATCAAACAAGAACACAAGAGCCGTATTTTATAGATAAACTACATGTCAGACAAAGAGCATACAACGATGTAACCAGAGAGTGGGAAACATCACAGGGAAACGCATTCAATGTCGAACGAATCATGCCAGTTCCATACACACTAAGAATAACGGTTGATTTTTGGACATCTAATCAACAGCAAAAATATGAGTTGTTGGAACAAATCGGAGTGTTATTCAATCCAAGTATGGAGTTGCAAAGCACCGACAATTTTATTGATTGGACCTCGCTATCAGTAGTGTATCAAGATGGTCTAACATTTAGTAGCAGAAGTATACCAGTTGGAAACGCAAACCCGATTGATATCATGACATGGAAGTTTTACATGCCAATTTGGATCAGTAGTCCTATCAAAATTAAGAAGTTTAATGTCATTCACAAAATTATTGCCAGCATCTTTAAGAAAGATTACAAGAACGATATACAAGATGATGATTTGTTGCTTGGAACTCGTCAGAAAATAACTCCATACGGATACAAATTATTGTTGTTGGACAATCAATTACAAATAGTTCCGGGAAGTCAACCGTTTATCCCAAATAATAGTTCTATTGACATTGCTGCTAACCCGCACTCTTGTTTATCATGGACAAGTGTTTTAAATATGTATGGAAGAATAAGACCCGGAATAAGTATGATTGCACTTGAGAATTCTCAGATAAACGCAGAGATTCTTGGAACAATAAACTTTAATCCAGAAAACGACAACATACTAACCTACAACATAGACGAAGATACTCTTCCAGTCAATACACTTGACCCGGTGAATAGTATTATTGATCCAACTAAAAAAATTCCAGGAAGCGGGCTCCCTGTTCCTGCATTAGGACAAAGATATTTGATTGTCGAAGACATTCCTCAGCAATTAGATTCTACTCCAAACCCAGCATGGATTGGTCTAACAGCGGGCGCAGTCGCCAACGACATTATAGAATTTAATGGAACTATTTGGACCATAGATTTCAATAGCAGAGCAAGCACTGACAACTTGGACTTGGTTACCAACATTACAACTGGAGTTCAGTATCGCTTCTCAGATGGAACTTGGATAAAGTCTTGGGAAGGATGGTATGATCAGGGAGACTGGAGAATCATAATATGAGCAACAGAGTAATAAATTCAGTTGGAGTATTATTTTGCTCATTAGAAACACAGAGACATTTATTCTTACTCAGAAATGTAAAAAAGTATCCAGTGTGGGGATTACCTGGTGGAAAAATAGAACGCGGAGAAACAATAAAACAAGCACTTGAGCGAGAGTGTATGGAAGAAATACAATTCTGGCCAAAAAATGTCAAGTTGTTTCCTATAGAGCAATTTACTTCAGACGACACTAAGTTCGTTTATCACACATTTTATTGTTTGATAAATTCAGAATTCACTCCTATTTTGAACAACGAACATATTGGATACACTTGGTGCGATAAGTTTTATTACCCTCAACCATTACATAGTGGATTATTCAATACTCTGTCATATGAGATAATAAAACAAAAAATTGCAATGATTCAAAGTTCTATAAAATAAAAAGCCCCTAAGGGCTTTTTATCTTTGTGTCATAAACCGTAATTACAGCTTATTGACAGTTACTACTGGCATTGATGAGCCTGCTGGTGCTGCACTTGCTGCTCCGAAAGTAAGCAAGTAAGCAGTTCCAGAAAAATCAACGCCGAACTTATTTGATATTTGTGCTAATCTTGCTGTAGTGGTGTCTTCCTTGGTAACGGTGATAGTCATAGTATCATCAGTTAAAGCAGTGTCTATTAGATCAGCAAGAGAGCAAATTCCAGTATTAGCTCCATCAGAAACTAAAAACTTTCTTGCTCCTTTTTGACGAATGATATATCCGTCGGCTTCGGCATTGGCGCCGATTTTAACTCTGCATAGAATTTGATCACCAGAAATTCCAGTGTCACCGCCAACTACTCCGTATCCTGCTGGATTATTAAAACCAAGATCAACACCAACGTGCCCAATTTTTAGAGGTCTTCCCATTTTTTTCTCCTTATATTTGACGTTCCAGGTCTACGCTGCGGGATTACAGCATAAGATTCTTTCCGAACCATCATATGTATTTATGATTAAAGATAAATATCCACGTTCTGTTTGCCGTATTCTCGCATTAAACGGCCTGCCATTGCGTTAGCAACATCTTCTATGTTCTGTCGAGTTTCCTCGTCCATGTCGTCGTATGCAAGTGACTCTTCAAATTGTTTTTTGTGAATCAACTCGTGACAAAGAGTTCTCATAACATCGGCGGCGTTTCTGTCACCAACATGAACCCATATTTCTCCGTTACTATTGGCACTGCCAAACGATCTTCTTGACTTTACTTCGTCAATGTCATCGCTATAATTTATTTGTGGACACTCGACAATTTTTAACTTTGCACAGGTCCACTTTACGAATTTGCTTAGTTTGGCTGTTTTTTCTACAGATTCGAATACTTCTTTTCCACGCATTCTGTATTTATGCTATTTACAGGATTGCAGCGCAGTCAACAATTGTTCTTCGTATCCAAGATGAAGATTTCTGTCAGCGAGTAATGCTTTTACTTTGTCAAAAATAGTGTCCTCTTCTTTTAATTTTGGAAAATTAAAATCTGGAACTTCTGGGATAGGAGTTTCACACTTTATCGGAATTGGAACTTTGACTTCTTTTGTCTCGTATCGGATCACTTCTTTAGTTGTGACACATCCAGTCAACAATAACGTCACGAGCAGAATACTAATTACGCGCATTTTTTAACTCCTGATTAATAATGCTGTTCGCATTGTCACATTCCGATACTCCCGGAGTTGGTCTTTGATTCATTATCGAGGCTGCATCTGCTTTGAATTTGTTAGCGTTTGCTCTTGCTCTTTCTAACTCATGCTTGTGTTTTTCTAACATTCTCTTTGATTCTTCTTCAAATTTAGAAATGGCCAAATTTTGTTTATCTACTTGTAAAGACATTTCTTTTAGAGAAATCTGAGAAACCTCAAGAGTTTTTTTGGTTAGCAGTAATTCACCGTTTAATTCATCTATTTTTCCGTTTTGTCTTAAAATATAAGCGTGTTGAAAAAATATAAGAGTGAGTAATCCAATGACTAACACCCATTTCCAATTTTTTAATATCAAAGTAAGCATATTACATCCATCTTAAATTGTAGTAAGTAGCATTCACTTTATTAAGTATTGCAATTATGTATGCAGTTTTACTAAATGTTTCAACATTTGAAACAGTTTCAATGTTAGGACTCCCAACAGAGTTTTCTATGACCCATTTACCCTTTTCAGTGGTAGTCCATTCTTTTACAATCTCTCTGATAATTTCATCAGATGAATCGTAATCTGCAATGCTGAATCTATGAACTATTATGTGAACAACATCACTCATTTATAGAGTAGCCATTATAGGGAACACTTGAGATATTACTTCGGCGCACTTCAATGCTATCTCTTGATGTTCTAATTGAGTTCCATTTTCTCTGCGAAGTTGAATGTAATGAACCCAACTGCGAATGGTTCCATTAGCATACACTCTACTTACGGTATTTCCTTCTGGAAGAACTGCACGAGCTTGTTCCTTTGCAATTCCGTGATCGATTGCCCACTTATAGGCTTCAAGTGCAGCATCAATTACTCTTTGCTGTTCAATTTCCCATCTGGCTTGTAAAGTCGTATCATTAGTGACTATGCTATTTTGTCGATTTTTGACATCTTGCAATCTTGCATCACGCAAAACAAAGTTCAACTCAGTAGTTGGATCAGCATATCTTTGTGAGAATTCTTGGAAACTAAAACTTCTGTGTCTCAAAAACTGTCTTGCTATATCTCTGGTAGTTTCTATTTCCAAACAGGCACTAACCATTTCTAGTGGAGACCAGTGTGCATGCTTGATCAAATACTTTATCAATTTTTCACTGGTTTCAGTGTTAAATTGATTACTTGGATTACTTACTCTTGCACAAAATGCAATCAATTCTTGTGCGTCTTTTAATCCCGCTTCTAAGATATCGGCGCTTGGTTGAGAATAGCTGATTAGTTTTACTTTCATATTTTTACCTCTATGTGTATTATACGCATATCAAGAAGCAAAAATCAAGATGCTGAGCATCCATTATAGATTTTTCAGCATCTTGTCAGTTTCTGGTTGGACGGTTTCGGCTATACCCTCGATGTCAAGAACGAATTCAATTCCTATCATATCGGAATCGTATTCCTCTAATTTTCTGGTTACCGCTTCTTCTATCTCTTCACTATCAAACCCTTGCTCTATCATTGATCTGATATTGATAGTTCGTCTTTTGCGACCTTGTAGTTTAAGAACCAGTTTTCTTATGAATTCCACTGGAATTTTTGTTTTCTCAGTGGACTCAATAATACTTTCCCATCTTTGGAAGATTTCGGGAGACACGATTTTATCCTGCTATCGCCGTCTTTCGTGGGCGCCCAGCCTTTTTCGCTACAGGCTGAATTACTTCTACTACAGCCTCTACTTTTACTGGCTTTTTGACGCGAGTTTTCTTGACCTCGGTCTGTGGCACTGATTCTATTGGCGGAGAATCCAACTCGGCTGCTTCCTTCAATAAACGCTCGGATTCGGCCATAAGACCTTTTGCCTCGGCATTCATTCTTTGAGCCTGCTGTCGTAAGTTGTTTGCTATATCAGAGTTTCCAAGTGTACCAGCCGCAGCATTTGCCGCTGGTTGTGCCTTTTGTTCTCGCATTCTACGAGCAACATCTTTTGGATCCTGTAGTCCTCTGCTTGAGTCAATGTCTGCAAGACGCTTGACTGCTTCCTCGCCCTTGGTCATTTCATCCAACAACGAATTCAACTCATCCAGTTTTATGTTTTGATTTGGTGCAGGAGTCATTACGACTTCTGAAGTTCTTATTTTTTTAAGCATACTTTCGCGATGCAATACCTGTAAAATTATTTGTCCGTCTTTGGTATAATTTCTGTTCAATGCATCAGCAAGATTATCGCTGGATTGCCCACTATCACTTTCTATGCATTTGATAAGTGGGTCATGTATATTTTGATTCAATATTTCGGTGTATACGACAAGACACATGTGCTCTTCGCCTGGAATCTGTCTAAAGATTACAGCGGCTTTTCGTCCACCGTGTTTTCCGATATGTTTCAAGAATTTGGCCATTACGCTCTCCTTTGTATAATGTATTTAGATACAAAGTACTCAGTAGAAAAATTTATGTGATCACTTGTGATTTACTTTGTCGGTCACTGTAAATTTTATTACCAATATTACGAATAGTATCGGCTGCTACTTGTGGACTACTACTGAATATTTCCACAATTTCTTTATAAGTCATACTACTACTGAATGAATAAATTTCATAACATCGTTGACTATTGAATCTGGCTCGAAGAATCATAAACTGTAGAGGATTTCTCCAATTCACTTGTTCTCCTTTCAGTGCTTGAATAATAGCCTCTCGTTCTCCTTCTGATACGTTGATCAGTGATTCAAGTCCATACATATCCCACATAACAATGTAGGTGTCAACTATTTCGTTTTCTTGTGAGTTCATATATTACTTCTATCTGTTGTATTGCATTTTCTAAGGATTGATTATTTTCTGCCGCGGATAAAATCTCTCTCCATCGCATCCATCTTTGCAAATTTGATTGACTATTTGCATCAACGAATCCATTTCTATCTGACCTCAGAAATATCGATTGAGTTCCCGTGTCATTGGTATAGATGATTAATTCTTCAATGTTTTTAATCATAATAGAAAAAGACCCGCCTTAGCGGGTCTTTGTTTGCTTACTTCATTCAGTCATTCATGTATGCCCAAGTTCCGAATGGAGGCTTGATTGAATCGTTACCGTGAATGATCCAGGTAACATCGGTGTAATTTTCATCACCCCAAGTGCCGCATGGATATCCATCAGTAAAGACCACCAGACGCTTGGTGTCTTGACCACGCTCCTTCAAGTGATTGAAGATAGCATTGAAGTCAGTGCCACCACCGCCTTGAGGGTCATATGACTCAATCGTGTCCATGTTGTCACTATTGAAGTCCTGAGGGTTATATACCTCGGTATCAAAGCAGAACACGTGAACCCGATAAGAATCAAATGCCTCCATGATTCCGCGAATTTCACCCAAGAACATAGATGCTTGCTTGGCAGAAATCGAACCGCTCATGTCAATTGCCACTGCGATATCAATTTCCTCGCCGGGAGTCATACCAGGCATGATGGCATCCATATGCCAGCCACGACGACTCGGACGAATGAACGAGTAATCAACACGAATGGCGCTGGTTAGATTAGTTTGAATCAGTTCGCGCCAAGGCATCTTGGGTTCAGTGATTTCCTGAATCATGCGCTTAACGCCGAGAGGAACATCGCCAGCATTTTCCGCGGTTTTGGCAGCGGCAATCATGTTCTGACGAATTTCCTGGCGCAACTCCTCGCGCTCAGCATCACTCAGAGGTGCAGGACGCTTACCACGCTTGCCCTTTTTGTTGCCATCGCCGTCGGCGTCACTGTCACCGTCACCGTCACCGTCACCGTCTTGATCACCATCCATATGCTCGTCAAGCATTTGATCAATAAGATCATCGAGACTCATCTTCTTGGCATTCTTGATCAGATCATCATAGATTTCCTCCGAAGACTTGCCGTCATACTTTTGTTCATAAAGACAAGGAACGGACTTGATGAATTCGCCAACACGATGTCGCTTCAAGTCAGCATTGACCGCATAGTCATTTGCAATGTTGAAAATCTGAGGGTCACGAGATTCGCGACGGCCCATATGATCGTAGCAGACATGCAACACTTCGTGACCGAACAGAAATTCCACCTCGCCACGACTGAGTTTCATCACAAAGCGAGAATTGTAATAGAAATTGCGACCATCAGTCGCGGCAGTAGAAAGCCAATCATCCGAGTTGATCAACTTCAGACGAGTGGCCAGATTTCCGAAGAATGAATTCTTGAGCAGCAAAGAAACTCGGGCACCGATAAGTCGGTCACGAGCCTGCATGTCAATATTCTTGTCAGTTGGACCGATAAGATTGTCCATCTTATCGTTACGAGTTTTCTTGTTAGCAGTCAGTGTTCCAGACATACATATCTCCTATTGATACTCAATTATATATGAACTGAGATTTATTGTCAAATATAAAAAATGGCGCCGAAGCGCCATTTTTAGCGAGAGGCATCCAGAATATACTTACCGTACTTCTTGTGGAATTCTTCGAAGCAAGGCAACTTGGACGGAACCAGCGGCAGACCGTATTGCTTGATAGCGACACGAGCACCCATGATAACCAGTTCGGTTTCGAAGTTGGCCATCATGAAGGACAGGAAGTTGTTGGTGTATTCCGTCAACTTTTCAGTCTTGACGGTCTTGGCGTCCATAATGGCACGAAGCTCATAGCACAAAGACATGGTCAGAGAATACATCGCAGAAACTTCCTTGATCTTGAGGTCCTTGACCTTGCCAGTCAGAACTTCAATCGCATCGGGCAGTTGAGAGCTGAACTTGCGATGGGCCTGAAACTTGGCAGCCAAACCCTCACCAACCGCACCAGCAACCAGCGTGAACAAGGTTTCAGAATCGATATCAGTATCCTTCAGCAATTCGCTGACGAACGTCCAAGAACGAGGAGTAGCGAAAGCACGGCTGGCCGACTTGCTATCGAAGTCATACAGGTCTTGCTTGGCAAAACTCAGATAACCGATAACATCGGAATGAACCATCTTTTCGGCCGCCCACGTTTGCCAGGAAGCAAAGTCGGGGCGCATTTCCACGTGAATGAAGCGATTTGCCAGAGGCATCGGCATACGGAAAGTCACACCCTTGTCGGTTTCACGATTGCCAGCGGCAACGATAACCACATTGTCGGGAAGAACATACTTGCCAACACGACGGTTCAGAATCAGTTGATAACCAGCGGCCTGAACGGACGGCGCAGCAGAGTTCATTTCGTCCAGAAACAGAACGACGATAGGATACTTGCTTGCAAGTTCCTCGTCGGGCAGATCGATAGGCGGAGCCCAATCCATCTTGCCCAGTTCCTTGTTGAAGAACGGGATGCCGCGAATGTCGGTCGGCTCCATTTGAGCCATACGCAAGTCGATCATGAACCCACCGAGTTCCTCGGTAATTTCGCTGACGACTTCGGACTTGCCGATTCCAGGAGGACCCCAGAGAAACACGGGCCGCTTAGCGGCAAAAGACTTAAGCAGAGCCTTGCGAGCCTGAACAGAGGTAACGGTGTAAGAATCAGAGACTTGTGCTGCCATTTTTGGCTCCTTTGAAAGTTGATAAAGAGATTTTAAAAGAAAAACGATTTATTGTCAAACAATTTAAATTGCACCAGTCCAAGTGACGCGAGAGAAATCCCCAGTCAGAACATTTCCACGAGAGAAATTCTTGGCAGGTGCTGCCCACGATGCGGCCTTCAAAATGTCGCCCACTTTGAACTTGGCATCAGCCTTGACAACAATGAACGAATGCACTCCGCCATTGCTGACAATCTTGAGATACTTGCTTCCGCGCTCGGTGCTGAGACCGTTGTTAAAACGCTCAACCATTTCCTTGCGAACTTGAGCCTTGATGGGATCGGACATATCAGTCTTGCCCCACGCGAGATAATCAGCACGAATGTGATTCAGATATTCAGCGATCTTTGCGTCAAATTCAGCGGTCATTTTTTGCTCCGTTGTCTAACTCAGTGAATACAGTATACTATCAAACCGATTTATTGTCAAGCGATCACGATCACACGAGGAAATTCAGTCTTGTCAAACATATGTTGGCCTTGCTGAGGAGCAGTGAAGAAATCGGTCTTGAACTTGCGATCCTCGACGCCTTCCCAAACACGCTTGATGAACTTTGCACGAAAAGTGCCCATCTCATGTACACCTACAACCACACCAACCATGTAGCAGTTGTCAATACCGTTGAAATCCAGACTCTTAACAATATCACCGACTTTCATTTGTTTGTCCGTTGTCTAACTCAGTGAATACAGTATATCAAGAAACCGATTTATTGTCAAATTTTGCGCTCAGTCATAGCGACATATTCATCGTAAGACAGATACATATCGGTGCGAGGATTCCAGTACTGTCCAGTACGCGGGTCATAGTACAGTGCAATATTGCCATCGTAGAAAAACGGGCCTTCCAAGCCATCACGCTCAGTGAATGCGGCACGAAATTCGGGGTCAATGTTCAGAACACGATATCCCATTACCGACTCCTGTTGCTTTTTGACTATGAATACAGTATAACTGTATTCAGATTATTTGTCAAATCGATAACTGACTGACATTGAACTTAGATTTTCAGTGGGAACAAATCCGTCGCACCACAGACTACCAATCTGAACTGGCACGAATCCGAATTTGATAGCATCAAACAGATCGGTCCGATTGATGACAATTATTGAAAAAGATTGTTTGTTCATGCTATTCAGCAGTGAATTGTTTACAGTGTTGATACTATAGAACGAATTCGATTTATTGTCAAGCCAGCAATCTACCCATAATGATCCATTGTTCCAGAGTGTCTATGGCCGAATTCACTCGTTGCAATTCTTCCAATTCCGAAAAAGATTTTTTGGTTCTTCTGGCAACGACTTCTGATCCGCCGAGTATTGTGACCATAGAATCAATATTACTAAGCATAGTTCTTAGTTCACGATTGTAGGGAAGACTCTGAATTTGTTGCTTCAGTTCGTCCCTGCGAGTGGACCATTCCAAACTATTTTTGATCATTGAAGTAGTGTATCCAAAATGTCATTTATTGTCAATAGTTTTTGCCCGCTACGAAAGCCAAAAATGATGTCCCGCCATCGAATGTCATGAGAGTGATGACATCCAATTTGTTTGCACTCGTAGATAGTGTCTGAGATTCTCCATTTTGCCACTTGACACTTGCTGGCCAAGATATAGTTCTACCACCAGCGGCATCTTGTCTAAAGATAAGTGCAACATAAAACAATCTGTTGCTTGCTGGCACGTTAGTAAACGTTAGATTGGTAATATTTGTTCCCATTTGTATTATGAAATTGTTAGACAAACTGCAATCTATTGTTGTGGTTGAGACTGCATTTATCGTGACAGTTGATTCGTTATATGCAGTGCCAAAAGTAATGGTAGAACTAAATGTCACTTCACTTGAGAATGTTGTGGCATTTGCAACGATTCCTCCAGTGAAGCCTCCCACTCCAGCAACGCTATCAACATACTGCTTGGTTGCAGCGTGTAAGTTGCTGGTTGGTGCACCACTAAGAGTAAGTGCTCCAGTCATTGTATCGCCTGCTACATTTACTGGCGTGTATCCTAACGCTGCGATTATGGTCGCACTGCTTGGAGCACCTGGAGTAGTCCAAGTAGGAGAACTATTACTGCCATTGCTTGTTAATACTTGACCCGAGGTTCCGTAATTTGCTCCACTTAAACCCCACGCTCCTGTAGGTGCTATTCGTAGTCGTTCAGTATTTACAATATTAAAATACAAACTACCATTTCCACTTACGCCAGATCCACTTTTTAGTGTTACATCACCGCCAGTAGACGGAAGACCAACGTCAGCAAGCACGCCGCCCCCGCCTGTTATAGTTACACTACCACCCTGTTTGTAGATACTGGCTCCGCCAGTTATATTGATTGATCCACCCTGCCCGACTGCGCCGCCGCCGCCATTAGGGAAACTTCCTGCTGTTATACTAATACTTGAGTTTGGGTGTCCCGCTATTGTAAATGGACTTCCGGCTACTATTAGTTGATTTGTTCCATTATACGTGAGACTGCTGCTACCAGTTAGTGATCCGGAGCTGTTATAAATTAGTTGCGTATTAGAACTAGAACCTGCTGATGTGGTTGGAGCCGCCCAAGTGGGAGAACTATTACTGCCATTGCTTGTCAATACTTGACCCGAGGTTCCGTAATTTGCTCCACTTAAACCCCACGCTCCTGTAGGTGCTATTCTTAGTCGTTCTGTTAGCGTCTGACCAGTTGAGATAAAAACAGAACCCGAACGATATGGACCTGAACCTGCTTGTAGGTATACATCGCCGCCAGCGCCCTCTGAGGGCGCACCGGGACCACCTCGTATATAAACACTTCCTGGGTCTCCTCCTACTACTCCTGTGTTCCCTGATTGTCCTCCAACAATAATAATGTTCGCCCCAGAGGATGCATTCGATGATGGCCCAGAACCCGCGAATGTAAAGCTGCTGTCACTTGAACCAACGGTAAGAGTAGTTCCGCTATAACTCATCACTGAAATTGCGCCATAAGTCCCAGTGCTATTGAATAGTAGTTGACCGCTACTACCAGGAACTGAAGTTCTTCCTGTTCCACCGCTAGATAAGTTTAAGGTTCCTCCAAGTGTAAGTGTTCCGCTACTTGTAATTGGTCCCCCGGTTAGAGTTAGACCAGTGCTGCCACCGCTTGCTTCAACGCTTGTCACAGTTCCAACTGCTCCGGGCGCCCATTTTACTCCGTTTGTTGCAGTTGAATCTGCCATCAATACTTGCCCGTTTGTTCCTACTGGGAATCTTATATTGCTTGTTCCGCTATAGACAATGATGTCGCCCTTGGCACTCATCGGAGATAGTGCATTGAATGCAGAAGTTTTGTCTGAACTATTTGTTCCACCCTGTTGTATCGTTAAAGGAGTAGTAAGTCCACTTAAACTTGTAATGTCACTGTTAGATCCACTCTTTGCTGCGCCAAGATTATTACGAGATATCACGCTGTCACTTGAACCAGTTCCTCCTTGACTAATTGATAAGACTCCACTTATTTGTGATGCTTGTATGGATTCTATCTGACTATCTTGAATTTTTTTCTGCGACATATTTTTCCTTATACAAAGCTGTATATTGTAATTTCATCATCCAGTTCGAGTGGAGAATTAAAAGTTATTTCGTTTGAACCAGTAACCTGATATGATTTAGTTGATCCTTGACGCTGTAAAACACCATTGAGAAATACTTGAAGATATGACTTTGTTGCCGAATTCGCTACTGTTTTTACCACAGTGGTTACGACAGTTTGTGCAGCAGTTGCGGTTAGTTCTTCATAATCAGGTGCTTTTGATTTCCACTGTGGAGATGCACCAGCGCCATTAGAAGTAAGAACTTCGCCAGCATTACCTGAATTTCCTTGAACTGACCAAGAGCCATTTGAATTTATTTTTAATCTTGAAGTTGATTCGGTTTTTATATCTATCGAATTTGATTCAATAATTAAGTCAGTAAATCTTGTATTGTATGCTTCATTTACATAAATAGTAGAGATACAAGATATTGTAGTGTAAGTCTCAGTTGGATGTATTCTAATTGAGTTCTCATCTTCACCCGCTCCAGGGCCAATCCATCGATGTGCTATGTGTAAAGAGGCCAATGGATTCGTCGTTCCTATTCCAATTCCTCCGCCAGTTCCGGTTCTTTCTTTTACATATAGTCTATCTAAAACTCCAAGTCTAATAAGAGAACTGAATTTTACGGTAGACGCTAAAGTATCTCCGATAAGTCCGCCAGCGTTAAATGTCGGGAACTTCCATATAGCAGAAGTATTTGGACCATTTGAGGTAAGAACTTGTCCCTCTGATCCTTGTGCTCCATTTACTATCCACTCTCCAGAGTTGTCTATAACAAAACGCTCTATTAGTGGCGTACCTGGGTATAGCGTGGTTCTAAATATTATGTTTCCGCCAGCACCAAGTCCGCTTATTCCACCATCAATATATACATCTCCACCGGGAGTATACTCGCCAACAGATGTTCCACCCTTGAGATATAAATTGGCTCCAAAATTATCAGAGACGGTTTGAGTTCCTGGCTGAATCAGTATTCCATATGGATGAGGTCCCGCGGCACCGCTTGATGCTCCAAAAATACTAAAAATATTAGCCTCTGTTTCTTTGCCCTCTCCTAAAATAATACAATCTTCCGCATAGTTTATATTTGTGGTTCCACCAATTATACCATTTTGATTAAATAAAAAGTTTCCTGTTAGTCCTGGAGAAATAACAGTTGTTGGGTATATCCATTCACCATAACTTCCGTTACTAACTAATGATTTTCCGACAGTATTTTGATTTTGTGCTGGTAGTAAATTCTTGATGGCTGCCTCGGCAGTAGTAGCACCAGTGCCACCGCTTTCTATGTTGACGACTCCACCGAGAGTTATAGTCCCATTAGTGGTTATTGGACCTCCAGTGGCAATTAGACCTGTAGTTCCTCCGCTTATATCTATTGACTTTACTGTTCCTATTGGACCATCTGTAATTACACTGATAACCCCGTCTTGATTGACCATCAATGTTGAACCATCTGGTTTAATTACTCCAAGACGACCCACAGTTGCAATCGGAAGAAGTGTATTTCCTTGTAATGAAGTCCAATAAGCATAATCTCCATTACTTGCGAGAACAAAGTTTTCTGTGTCTGACTGTGAGGGCAATAAATTATTAAGAGCATCTACGCGAGTATTTGCGCCTGTGCCACCAAATTCCAAAGGAACAGTTCCCCAATAAGGAACCCCGTCAATCCCATTTGATAGTAGAGGTTGTCCTGCTGCCCCAGTCAAAGACGCTATTGTTGGAAACTGTTCAGATATTTCTCCTATAGTCCAAGAGCCAGTATCATTTATTTTTAATCTTGATTTCCCTTCTCCGTTTTCAGAAGTAATGAGAGTGATATTTCCACCGACAACATCAGAATAACCGGTGGTACCTTGCGTTGGTGCTTCTCCCGCTACCCCGCTTCCTGCTTGTATTACGATATTTCCGCCAGGAGTTCGATATTGATAACTGTTATAACCATCTCCCGATCTTATTAAAATTGCACCAGCGCCTGCATCATATGAACTATTTCCTGCCGAGATATTGATATCACCGCCCTTGAAGTAAGGTACTCCACCTTCGGTTTTTATGGATAAAGATACCCCTCGCCAGGTGTTTATTTCAAATTTTGTTGAGTCCTCATTAAATCTATCTCCGAGTGTCAGTGCACCAGTTGGCGGGTCTTCTCCTCCCATTGTTCCAGTAGTGCTATCACTATAGTAAACTTGTTCTGCCAGTGAACTCTTTCCAGCCAAATTAAACATAATATTTGGCATCATAGTTTCAAACAAAACATGTTTAGTCTTTATTCTTAACCGTTCATCCATTACAATTGACTGCGTGTCTAGTGCAACAACGCCAGCCACTGTTTCAGATGCAATTGGAAGAGATGTATTGATCCACGTGGCAGTCACTCCGTTGGTAGTTAAAAACTTTCCGGCATTTCCAGACTGATTTGGTAGCAGATAATTTATATCAGTGCTTATAACTCCGTTAGCGTCAATTTTAATTGTAATTCCGTCTGGATTTACCAATCCGAGTCCATCGCCCGCGATAGGTAAATCCAAATCTCTCGTAGAAACCCAATCGTATATTGTTCTTTTCTCTTCATCGTTAGAGAAACCATAACCCAATACTCGTTGTATAGTATCTCCCTGGTATACCGGAGGAAGTATGCCATCTATGACGGCTCTGATAACTCCGTTATTCTCTGATATCTTAATACTGCTGCCGTCAACTCTTACTGCACCAAGATTGCCGTCTGCACCTACTCCCGCAATTTCCAACATAGAGTCAGGAGATGTCCAAAATACAGTTGACCCATCGGTTGTTAATAGTTTTCCCGCCTGATTTGCTTGGTTAGGAAATGGATCAGTTGCTTCGAGACTTACTGATATTACTCCATTCTCGCTGATTATAATTGTCTGTCCATCAACTTTTACTGCTCCAAGTTCTCCAGATGGGCCTACTCCAGCCTTAGGAAGAATATAGTTGCTCCAATATAACACTTCTAATCCATCTGTAGTTAAAAACTTTCCTGCATTTCCAGATAATGATGGCAGAATTTTTGCACTTAATACCTTTGAATCTACATATATTCGTCCATCTGTATTATTTCTAACTATTGTTGATTCATCTATATCTACTACTTTTGCTCTTAGAGATAATTTCCCGTTTATTGGACTTGGAGCAAATTCAAGTCCGCTGAGAACTGGATACGGATACCCTTCAAACATACCAGTTGGATATATTTGAATAATTCCCATTTTGTCATAACTGGAAATCATTGGATCCCATTTAGGAGTTAAATCTGGTCCTCTTGATACTAATATAGTATCAACTTGTCCAGTGCTTGTTACTACTCCATCAAACGCCCAAGATCCAGTAGAATTTATTCTAAAAACTTCTTCAGAATTCTGCCCAGTTCTGAATGCTATATGCCCAGAATCTGCAAGACCTATTCCTCGACCGCCAGTTAAATATAGATTTCCAGCAGATAAAGTTTGTATGCCCTCAGCATCAAAAGAGTCGCCAGCTCTTATTTCTATAGATGTTCCACCGTTTTGTATGTCTTTTGCTTCGGCTGCTGTAAAAATAAACGATTCAGTGGAACCATTTCCTACTGTCAGTTCTCCTCGACCATCATAGAATATTCTACTTGTCGCTCCCAAAAACCCTTCATTATTATATTGTAATTGTCCAGTGAGTCCAATTGCTCCTGGCTTGGCAGTGTCCCATCTTATTTTTGTTCCGTTTGTAGTAAGAACTTTATCTTTGTTTCCAGTTTGTGGAGGCAAAAATGAATCTATTGCTACTGATGGGTCTGATGTTCCGGTTCCACCCTGTTCAATACTCAATGGGGTAGTAAGACCACTTAAACTTGTAATATCGCTATTTGCTCCGCTCTTTGCTGCACTTAGATTTATTCTTGCAGTATTTGCATTTTCCCCGCCAGTACCGCCGGCCGCAACTGGCAATGTTCCCGCGACTAAAGAAATTGAGCTTGTAGAATATAGTGCTCTGTTTGGACCTATTAAGTTTGATAATCCAGTTCCTCCCTGTTCAACACTAAGTGGGGTAGTAAGATTGCTTAAACTTGTAATGTCGCTGTTTGCCCCGCTCTTGGCAGCACTTAGATTTATTCTCGCATCAGTTGCATTATTTGCCCCCGTGCCTCCTTGATTGACACTAAGTGGTGTAGTGAGTCCGCTTAAACTTGTAATGTCAGTATTTGCGCCGCTTTTTGCAGCACTTAAATTAAGTCTTGCTCCGATGGCAGTATTGCTTCCAGTTCCACCCTGTTCTACAGTTAGAGGAACCTCTAACCCAGTTAAACTTGTAATGTCGCTATTTACTCCACTTTTTGCGACACTTAAATTGATGCGAGCGCCGCTGGCAGTTGTTGCTCCAGTTCCACCTTGACTAACACTTAGTGGAGTTGTTAAACCAGTCAATCTGGTAATGTCGCTGTTTACTCCTCTTTGTGCTGCATTCAATGTTATTCTGGCATCACTTGCACTGGTCGCTCCCGTTCCGCCTTGTTCAATACTCAATGAAGTTGTAAGACCACTTAGACTCGTAATGTCGCTGTTTGCTCCTCTTTTTGCAGCACTTAAGTTATCTCGTGCTGTGGCTGGGTCTGTTGCTCCAGTTCCTCCAGATGCAATATTTAATGTTCCAGAAAGAGTAATGACTCCGGTCTTATTCACTGAATCTATCGGTCCTCCGACTGTAGTTAGACCAGTTGATCCACCGCTGACCCCAACACTGGTAACTGCTGCTGCGGTCTGGTCTACCCAAGATAGTATTCCGCCTCCGTCTGTGCTGAGAATTTTGTTGGCATTTCCAGTTTGACTTGGTAACATTGAATTGAACAATGTATTCAAGTTATCAGTGCCTGTTCCTCCAAATTCAGGGTTCAATATCTGTGTTAGCCCAGAACTCTTTCCTGTTATATTTCCAACAATAGAACTTCCGCTAATAGTGTTTACTGTAGATAGTGTATTTCCGTCAGAAATTAAATATCCAGCATCGAATCTTGTTCGACCAGTTCCACCCTTTGATACAGGAACAGTGTTTAATGCCAAATACATACTTCCAGAACGAGTTATTGGATTAGTTCCAGTTATAGATAAGTCATCTGATAGTAAATTGATTGAGGTTACTGAACCGTAATCCGGAATATTCAGAATATCTTCGATGAATGTCGCTGGTCCAGATGTGCCGAGAGTTCGTAATGATAGTTTTCCCTGATATTGGGGAATATTCAAAACATTGTTAGTAAATGTTGCTGGTCCAGTTAGTCCATTTGTAGTAAATGATATAGGCAATTGATAGTCTATATTTGCTTCTGCTGGAATCAATGCTCCGTTAAACCCTTTGATTAATCCGTTTACTGAAGTTCCAAGAGTTATAGTTGGATATGTAGTGCTGAACTCAACATCTCCAAAGAATCCGCGAGCACTGTTTATTGCAACTGACTTTACAGTTCCTACTATGCCACTGGTGGTGACACTTATTCTGCCTGTTGAATCTACCACAATAGTAGAGTTGTCAACTCTTACAGAACCTACTGATCCAGTAGTCGCAAGTCTGGTGCTGACTGTAATATTTCCAGTAGCAGATGATAAAATAATTCCTTGTCCCGGAGATAGTGACGACACTAAATTATTAGTAATACTGAGAACTCCGCTCTCGTCAATGACCAGCCCACTTCCAACTTTTATTGCACCAAGTCTATCTTGTGATGCTATCGGAAGATCGTATGAAATGTAACCAGCCTCGTCTATTTTTATAGAAGAGTTATCTACTTTAACTCCGCCAAGAGTTGAACTATTAGCGACTGGTAACGAGTAAGGATTAGCATTTAGTCTTGATTGAGCATCAATAAATAATCCAGTTCCAATTTTGACTCCACCAAGAACAATATCACTTGCTACTGGAAGAGTGTATTGCTCAGCACTAATTACTCCGTTATTTATTTTAATAGTAGAGTTATCAACGCGAACACCCCCAATAATCGTGTCACTTGCAGTTGGTAACGCATACGGATTTGCACTTAATACTCCATTCTCGTCAATAGTAAGATTGTCACCTACTTTGACTCCTCCAAGAACTGTGCTGGATGCGTTTTGTAATATGTAAGCATCACCAGTGGTGCTTGATATTTCTCCTGTAGTAGGATTTATTACTATGGTTGTGCCATCAACTTTTATTCCACCAAGAACGGTGTTGGTTGCGATAGGCAATTGATATGGTGCGCCAGTTCCAACAAATATTCCGCCCGGAGTCACGCCATCGCTAACTCTAATAGAGTTAGTCACTGGGTCATACCATAAACGACCCTCCTGCCCAATTTTTTGCTCGTCGCCTACGACTACATTTCTACTGGTAAAAAAATCTTGAGTATAAGACAATTGAATATCCTCGTTTATTAGATATATTTATCTAATAAACGCTCAAGATATTTTCTGCAATGTCATGCTTTCCCACTCTGGGGCATATGGTGTAGTAGTGACTCCGTTTGCAGTGCTTCCTGTATAATTAGTGAGTATAGGGCCAAGAACTTTTCTGATTAGTGCCGTTTCTCCTCTTGCTATTAGACCGGCGTGAACTGCTGCACGAGCAACATCAGAATCGCTGGTGTACGGGCCACTTCCCCACACATTCGGAGATGCCGGCCCATCTAAATCACTGGTCCCGGTAACGACAACTATATTCGGGTCTTCTATAAATCCAGAACAGATAAATTCTTGAACAACTGGAACCACATACGCTCCGTTGACAGTGCTATCATAATCATCGTTATTATTATTAAATACAGTGGTCGCTGGGTTATAACTGTTATTATTGAGATTATTGAAATCTTCACGAGGGTGATTGAAGATGCTGTTATTAGTGGCGGTTGTATTTTCGACCAACAAATCTTTATTTCTATAGAAACTCATAGCCGATTGCTGCGTTATTCCTCCGACATTAACGAATTTATTGTATTTTACCGTGATATTATTAGAAAACTCAGTTGTTCCTTGATAGAAACTATCATTGATGGTTGCTACTCCAATACCGCTGGCGTATTGGAAATATGTTGTTTCTTGTCCGTTATCGTAGAAAGTGTTGTATTCAACCAGTGCAGTTTTAACGTTTGTCAAACTCAATCCATCACTTCCGCTGTTTCTAAAGAAGTTATTTCTAATTACAAAATTACTTCCTCCCAATTCTAATCCAGATGCTGATATATTGACTCTCGTTGCTCCGTAGAAATAGTTGTTCTCAAACACTACATTATTTGTATCGTTATTTGAAAATATCGTTGACTCTCCGTTATTTACAAACAAGCAATTACGAACTGAGCCGCCGTCCGGAATAAAATAACTTGCACTCCAGTTGTTGTTTCTGAATACACACTTATTTACATTTATATTTTTGTTTGCTCCGCCGAAATTATTTACTCCGCCAACGAACAATGCGGGCGTGCTCGTTGTAGTTGGACGAAGTTTGCCGTTATTAGCAAACTTACTACCCCAGATGTCTATATTTCTACATCCTTGAAATGCTAACGTTATAAAAGTGTTATTGATAAATCCACACTTGATAATTTTTATTCCATCAACTTGTATAAATCCTAACAATTGTTCGGTTCTATTTGCATTGTTATTTCCGTCGAATACCAGATTTTCCACACATATGTTGCTGCTAACATATGCTCCGACGACTCCAGTTGCTTGCGAAGTAACATACATAGAACTTGAGGCAGAATAATTACTGGTTAGTTTTATTATGGATTCTCCAATACCTGCTCCAAGTAGTCTGATGTTGCTTGGCATATTGAAACTGGTGCTAATAAAATAGGTTCCGGCAGGGAAATAAACCGTTCCACCTGATGGACAAGCGGCAATTGCGGCCGATATTGCAGTGCTGTTTGCAGCGGCACTCGATTGTGAGTTGTTGCCGGCGGCTCCATATGTCGTTACATTGACTTGGCCTCCAGTGCCAGTCCAACTTACATCATTAGTAGTCAACGTGGCAATATCATCAAAACTGGTTACTGATTGACTTATGTATTCAAGCAATGCACAATCTAATTCACTTCCTGCCAATGCTGCCGGGAGTCTAGGTGTTGGTAATATACTTACTACATTTGAAAATGCTAATGGATTTGTAAATGAATCTCTGTCTGCTTGAGTAGCATATAAATCTATATAAAAACTTTCATCTGTCTCGGGATCAAACACATCTGATGCAATTGTTACGGATATAACACCACTATTAGAATTGATAGTTACCGAACCCAGTGGAGGACTCGGACTGGCTACATCAGCCGGCTGTGCGCCGGTATCACTGGCCGCGGCCCACCATAATACAGTTCCATTGATTATTCCAGTTGTTGTTACAGTAAATGATGCAGATTCGCCTTCATACACGCTTGTTCCTACGCTTGGAGAACTGAACGAGTACGTAGCAGTCGGAGATGGACTTTGATCTATTAAGGGAACTTGAGTTCTTAATTGTGCTAATATTTGACTTGTAATAAAATACCCAAAATTTCTGTAAGGATGTATACCGTCTGGAAGACTCTTAGGGTTTGCAGATATAACTCTTGGGTTTGCATATTTTAACCCTTGTGCGGTTGCTTTGCTGATTATTCCATTATTAATGTCAGTCGCGGCATTAATTTGTGAAACATTCGGAGGATATGATGAGCCATAATAACCGGGATTTGCTGAATTTCCAAACATAGCAGAATGATTTACACCAATGAGTATGACTTCTATTTGTTTACCTACGGCAAAATCTATAATTGTTTGTAAATTATTAAGAGTAGTAGTAGCATTGTTTGTTAAAATGGAATCAGCTAAGCCATATCTTAAAACTATTTTATCAATAGGCGCGTTATCTAAAATATATTGTGTTATTGTTAGAGACGATCCAAACGGATTATTGCCTAAACTGGGCACTAACCCTAATGCTTCGGATGTTGTCATACCCCCTCTGGAAACATTGACTACACTGCGACTAGGATATAACTTTTGTATGGCAGATGTGATACTCCAATCTTGTGAAAGACTATACGACTCGTCTACATTGGATGGTTGGCCTGATATTAATTGTACTCCGCCGTAAGTAGATACGCTATCACCAAAAACAATAACTTTTTTCACAACTGGCGGGCTTGAAAATGTTATTGCCTTACTTATATTTGCTGAAGAGCATGTCGAATTGTTTGTTGCGGTAAATGAAGTTCCGCTTATTACAGTTGGCGTTCCAGTGATATTGAATACATATCGTGTTGTCTTGAATGGACTAAAATCACTTAGTATTGGGGTTCCTGCTGCGGTTGTAATAGCAACACTGCCCCCTCCAGAATCCATTAGAATATTCATTCTTGTATGACCGTTGCAAGTCAGTAAAGCGGTTTCAGTTGTCGGAATCAATGGTATAGTGGGTGGAGTAAATGTGCTTGCGTATATGGCAGCGCCTCTCGTGACTCTCAAATTACTAACGTAGGATTTACTGAGATTTGCTGTTGAAAATCCTCCTCCAATAGCAATATTTCCTCCGTAATTATTGGTATCATTGAGAGTGGTAATCGTTGTTCCGTTTACTATTAAAGATGTAATTCCACTTTTTCTCATTATTACTGCATGATACCATGTGTTTATAGAAACCGTTCCAAACGGACCTGGACCACTATTATTGGCATTCAAATACCATCGATTGTTAAATACTTGAAGCGACAATCCGTTTGTATTCGCCTGCAAACCTCCAGCAGTAGTGCTTATTTGCCAAACGCTGCGATTTTCTGAGGAATTTGTAAAATTCACCCAACATTCTACAGTGAATTCACCCGTTCCAAGAGTTGGTATTACCGCAGACGAATAACTACTGCCGTTAAATAGAACACTTTGTGATCCAATCTCATCTGACAGCACTGTTCCGCTTTTTGTAATTGCAAAATTATTACTGCTGCTGTCTGCAAGAGAATTATTGTTACAAGTGAGCAATACAGTTTGACTGGTCACTGGTAAAGAATATCTTGATGGAGTAAAATTACTGGTATAAATTGCTGTATTAGAAATTCTTATATTTGATAGATAGCCATAGTATGGACGAGGAGTTCCAGATTCTCCAGACATGCCTATTAGAATAGGTGATGTGCTTGTAGTTCCGTTAGAAATAGTAGTAGTAGAATCAAGAACCCCATTGATGAATATAGTCATCGAAGTTCCGTTACGACAAATAGCGACATGATTCCAAGCAGACGATACTATCGTTCCCGTGCTCGTTGCGCCGGTTCCTCCAGTGTGTGAGAACGAAATTTTGTTTGCTGTTACACCTACGCTTACAAACCAACCTTGATTTGCCGACGACGGCCTATTGCCAATGATCTGTTGTCTATTGGCACCATTCATGACATACATCCAAAATTCAATTGTATAAGAAGATAATGTTTCCAATTGTAATGCGGTAGCAGAAGCAATACTTAAAGCGTCATTTGTTCCATCAAAAAACCATCCATTGCTTGACATAAATGGAGCATGCGTATTTAGAGTTGGAGTTCCCGCTTCCACGGTAAAGGCCATAGTCCCGGTCGCGTCAACCAATGTGTTCCCGTTAAATGCCAACAATGTTGTTCCAGAAATTGCAGTAAGTGGTCCAGATGGCGGAACAAAGTTAGATGCTGTATATACAGCAGTTCCCTTTACTATTCTTAGATTAGAAATCATTCCATTAAAAACCCAGGTTATTCCTCCACTGGTGTCGGAATTTCTTCCTATTCTCAATACTCCGCCACTTGTAATTCCGGAACTTTGAACGCAAGTGACGTTGCCTTGCTCTCCGTTTACATAAATTCTAATTGTTGTCCCATTTCCCACTAAGGCAAAATGATTCCAAGAATGTGCTTTTATTGCGATAGCAGAGGTCCCATATGCGTCTCCTCCATTTGACTGATAATATGAGATTATCCCAGTGCTGCCAAGAATTATTCTCCAACCGTTTTGATTCAATTGAAAATTGCCAATAATTCCGCTTGTTTGTATTACATTTGGATATATCCATCCCTCTATTGTAAATGGAGTTGCTCCAAATTGATGTCCAACATTATTTGGAGCAGTCAAGAATGTATTACCAGGGAAAGACCAACTTCTTTGTACATATGCAGTTCCTGTTGCCGTTAGCCCGGTTGGAAGATTCGATACACTTGCTGATGCGCTATCTAAAACTCTGAGTGTTCCGACATAAGGAACATTTTGTTCTATGACATTTGGATACAAATCACCAAAAATAGGCTGATCGCATGATTCTATTGCCCCACTTCCAGCAGAACCAGTTGTCGTCGTAAAACTACCAGTTCTACAATCATTATCAGCGGAAACTGTTATACTGTATGGAGTAAATGCCGGCGCTGTTGGAGTTCCAGTTACATTTATGACATAGTTAGCGACGGTGTTAGGACTATTTAGAGAAACAGTAACTGCTGCAATGTTACTAAATGATAGTATATTTGGCCCGGAATCAGCGATTGTGGTTCCAATACATGTAAGTAATGCTGTTTGAGAAATAGCAGTTAAATCTCCAACTGGTGGTGAAAAGGCCGAATCATACACCGCAGACTTTACTACTCTTAAACTATTTATGTTACCTCTAAACCATCCTGAACTACCTATTCCGTAAGCGGTTCCTACATATAAGTTTTGACCTGAACCAAATGAAATAGTAGTGTTATTGCTCCCAGTTCCCGCTGAGGCCCCATTTATATACCAAGTCCAAACAGAATTTTTTCTTACAAACGCTATATGCGACCATCTACCCACTGGCACTGCAAAACTCGCGGAATGTGTAAGATTTGACCCGTTAGTCATTTGATTGAAATACATAGTTGGAATACTACTGCTGTTCAAATAAAAGGACATACTTCCGGCGGCAGTTCCACCCACATTAAATATGTAATTACTTCCCGCTGCTATAGGATCAATCCATGCTTCAATAGTAAAATCTACAGTTCCAAAATTTAAAACAGTTGCAACATTGTTATTCAATAAATAATTATCACCACCAAATGCATAACTTCTTGAAACAGAAGACGGAACAGACCAGGAAATGCCGGCAGGAAGTCCACTCACTGAACTTATGAAGTTTGCATTTTGAACTGTTATAGTTCCTGTATAAGATTGTCCCGATAAAAATGCATTTGGAGAAATAGTTTGTATAGTTGGAGTCGCGCAACTTGGTGGAGTTGCGATAGTTGCAGTTCCTGCTGAACTATTAGTAACAGTAGTTTCAATACCATCAGCACAGGCATTTGTAGCATTTATTCTAAATGTAGTTGCAGTTCCGACACTGGCACCTGGTATTCCAGAAAGATTGATTGTTATATCTGTGCCGATAGTTGTAGTGGTTGTTACTGAAATTCCCGCCGGCAAAGACGCGCCGCTAACGCTTGCAGTTGTGGCATTTCTTACAGTAATTGATCCAGTGTATG